TGTGGGGATTTTTTATTTCTTTTTATTACTCATAGATAAAAGATCTTTATAACCTTTCATTGCAGTGCTATATACTTCGTTAGCAGACTTTTTTGCATTTTCAGCTGACATGCCTTCTTTTATATAGCCCATTTCATTGCTATCACGGAAGTGTTTTATCACGTACTCAGGGCCTTTAGGTGTGTACAATAATTCTTCGGGTATGAACACTCCTACTCTTTCCATATCAGCTTGAAATTCTTTGTCACTATAAGCATAACCTCTTAGAGCACTTTTATTATAACTTCGCATTAATAAAGCTCCCTTGTGTCGTTTACAACACCATATATTGTGCTAAAAATTAATACACCAAGCCAAATTGCTACTAAAATAGCCATATTAAATCTCCATTCTCCAACTATTTAGTAAACCTTGGTCTGCAAGCAATAGTTGGATATGCTTCAGGGCTTTAGTAGGGTTTTCATGTGTAGATATGTACACATTATTAATATCTCTATTATACATTAGTTCAGAGGGTAATCCTTCCTTAGCACAGTAGGCCTTGTCATCTATATTCGTAAACCCACGAAGAAACAGATGATTATAATTTTGTTTAATCAAAACACCTCCTTAACAGAAGAAGTAATCAGAGTCTAGGACTTCTGACACATCTAATGTACCTTCTTTAGGTAGTTTAATACTGCCCATATCTGATTTAGATAGGACGTTATCTTTAATATGTTCGAACTGACCTCTAGGGCCATACATATCTACGAATACTTCTTTTATTATGGCTGATAACTCATCTACATCACAAGCATGTGTAGCGAAGGAGTCATGTACCGGGGCTATATCTCCGCTAAACTTATCTACAACTAACGCCATGTGTGAGGCATCTTGTGAGTGTATATAATTAGGGGCAATACCGGATGCATACCCTTGTTTATCGGGGATTGTAGTTTCTACTGCTAATACATGCTTAAGTCTATTACGTGAACTTATTCCCTTTAATACAGAGTCTATCTTCCATTCCTTCATAAGATAGGCTCTATACTTCACAGGGAAGCCAGAGGGTGACACCCAATTTAACTCCTTAGCACCATTACCTTTGGCAATGTAACTAGATATCATATTAAACTCTTGGCTTAGTCTGTCTAACTCAAGTATATCCTCATTAGACTTTAACTTGTTACGTTGTATAACTTTCTTAGCAGCTATTAGCTTACTTCTATCGTGCTTAGTAACAGCTTTACCTGTTATCTTGTGTACATAACCTGTCTCTCCTAACTCATAAGCAGCTAGTTGTTGAAGAAAAGTCTTAATTGTATCTGCACTAGGACATACTGAATTGATAGCTTGTATAACAGACCTACTAAGTAGAGTACAATCAAACATATCAATGTTGTATTGATTAGTGAAACCTTCAGTGTAACAGTCTTCATACATATTATCTGCTATACGTGAGGTTCCAGCAGCATACTGTCGTACCATAGTAGCACGTTTAGTAATACCTTTCCTTATGTGCTTCATAGGTATCTTACGTAGATTAAACCAATCAGGTAAGATGTCTACTAATTCTTTAGCTACTTTAATATAGAGATCACATGGCACATCTGTCTTGGTTAGACCTACCATAGCACCTGTTACAAGGTCTTTACTCATAGCAGCGCTGTGTTGTATACCATTACACATACCATCTATAGGGATGGGTAGATGAGAAATAACTTCTTCCCCTTCTTCACAGGAATTCCATGCTAACCACTCACAGGCACATGCAAAGAATACTATAGGCTTCTCACAATCAATAAATTGACCATTGATAGCAGTGTTTAGGACCATATCATAGTTCTGTTCTAACCATCTAACTCTATCATCAAGTGTCATCTTATCTACGGAAATAGATTCTAACCCTTCCCTTTCTAACAGTGCTTTGTAATTATACTCACACCAAGAAGGGATAGACTCTACTGCATACGATTCATTAAAGCTATTAGCCGTGTGTATAGCCAACCATGTGACACCTGTAGAGGTCAAGGGCTTTCCTTCTCCGAATTGTAGCAAACCTCGTGCTAGATCACCTCCTTGATAATTCAGGAACTGCTCTCGGATATAGTATCTCCCCCGATAGTCTACATCAACTAACTGGAAGAAAGGTTTACCATATCCTTTAAGGGTGCTAGCCTTCTCTTTGATGATCTGGAACTCATAATTTTTACTTCGGGCTTTAAGTACTTTCTTTTTCTTGTTCCAGAGATCTACTTCAACAGCGTAGCAGTCCTTAGTATCCTGGGTCTCTTTCTTCTTTAACGCTGCATAGGCTTTACGTACAGCTAACATAGAACCAGCTTCAGGTAGCGCTGTTTCCTTATGTAAGAAGTAACCAGTGTCACTCACCATAGCATCATAGACACTCTCGTTAATAGACCACTTCATTTTGTTTAAAGAGTTAAGTGATCTAAGCCAAGGTTCATCGATGTATTGAGGGAACTCACGCTCATCTTGTACACCCCATCTCTTGATTGCGGGGTACCCTAGCGTATTTAGTTCGGTGATACTCTCAGGCTTGTGTAGTACAGTGTTAGGGAGTAGAGACCCTTTAACACAATTAGGTACATCACTGATGAAGCCCCAGAGAGGCCCCGGGGTTACTACGTAGGGCGCTGTGATAGCTCTATCAGAGAATCCTTCTTCTCTAAATGTAGAGATACAGTCTTTAGCTTTAAATGCTTCTACGAATAGATCGCCAAGACGTATAGCCTTATCTTTAGCTAGAGGGGTACCGCCCATGTAAGCACTTAGGGTTTCGCCTATAGAAACAGACACTGAGGTTAGCTTAGCCATGCCTGCTATGTCACCATTAGCATCTCGTGAGAACTTTAATTGCATTTTCTCAGATGCTAGGTAGACCATTGTGGGTAGTTTGATTTTATAATCAGGATAGAAGGCTAATACGATACAACCTGTATTACCCCTAGGGCTATTGGTGTTAGCCTTTTCAATACGTTCAACTAAATATTCAGCTATTTGTTCGATTAAATTCATCGCTATGCTGCTCCGTTAGAATGATGTTAAGTATTCGTGAACTCTACTACCTTCTCCGTACATTTCTTTTAATTCAGGTCGTGACATTATAGCATTTAATACATCCTTTTTGGGGATTTTAGTATCTTTTATTCTGTCTATTATCTCGACTTTATTTATATCTACTTCATCCTTAGTTTTATAAGCTGTTAACATATAGTTTAGCTCATATAGTAAGTTATCTAAGGGTGATAACAGTAGACCTGCATCTTCTACTACGCAACTTTCATATCGTAGTGGTTCATTCATTGACTTCTCCATTAGTAAATTTCTCTATCAATATCAAACATACCAAATATAACACTGAACACCATTACAACTACCCAAATTACCAATAAAATTCCCATTAGAAATCCTCCTTTATTGCGTTAATACTTGTTAATCGACCTGTGTCAAGGTCATACGATGCTGCACCTGCACTACCTGTTACACCTGAGAACCTGTTTTTGAGTACAGAGAAGTGTACTGTACTACGAACTACAGGATCATCTGACGTTAAGTCTCTTGAGAAGCCTATGATATCGAAGGATACTTGTTTAACACTACCTGAACCTTTAATATCATCTAACGAGGGCATCTTACCTTCTTCAAAGGACTTACCTTGAAGACCTGTCTTACGCAAGTGACTGATTAAGCCTATCCAGACTTGATGCTTGTTACATATACGTAACAGTTCATTCATCATTCTATCAGTGGCTTCGTTACCTGTTAACTTCTCTACACCTTCACTTACAGCAATAGTTAAGTGGTCGAGTATAAGATACTTACAACCCATCAGAGCTAAGTACTCTATCTTATCGACTAGGCTACCATCAGATACAGCACCTTGGTGGTCTAGCAGAATCAGACGACCATCACCGAACACTTCATCGAATGCTTTACGTTCTTCTTCTTCTGTAGTATCACCTGTAGACATATCTTTCATAAGCTGCATACCGATAAACTTACCAGCAGTGTAACCTACTGATTCTTCTAACGATATCATACCTACTTTCTCTTGAGTGGTACTGAGTATATGCAGCACAGTTTCTTTAATGATACTACTCTTACCGATAGAAGTACCTGAAGTAAACAGTGTTATCTCACCTTGCCTAATACCTTTCAACTTATCTTGTACAACAGACAAGCATGGAGGATAGGGGATAGTGGGGATTTCCTTCTTATCACGATAGGCTTCCCATATAGATTCACCTGACATTATACCAGCAGGATTATAAGGTTGTGCATTCCAGATAGCTCTATTAACTTCCATGAATCCGTGCTTAGTGTATTCATCAGAGGCATCTTTTTCTTTACCTTTAACAATCTTAACCTTGTCGTAGCCGCATATCTTAGCTAGTTTTAAGATCGCTTCTTCGCCTGCTTTGTCTGCATCCATCCACAAACATATCTCACCGAATGATCTTAGCCACTCTCGTTGTGCAAGAGGTGCTTTCATATTGCTTGCTGACGCTAAAGAAACTACAGGGTATATAAATCCTTTCTGGTCATAAGATTCAGCTATAGCGAGAGTGTCTTCTTCTCCTTCTGTTATTACAAGTCTCTTGCCTCCTCCTGAGAAGTTCTGTTGACCGAATAACTGGTCTCCCATATCGCCTTGAAATCTAAAAGTCTTAGGCATTGATCTTACTTTACTACCTAGTTCTTCTTGGTCTTTATGATAAGGGTAGTACACAGTATCAACTTGACCATTGGAATCATAAGAACTTCTGACTCCGAACATCTCGGCTACTTTCTTACTTATCTTTCGCTTGGCAGCAGTACCATAAGGTAAACCGCTTACTGGTATTACTGCCTCCGGTTCTACTTGTGTGTAAGCTTCCTTGGGCTTTTCACCTTCTTCGTAGTTGTAATAGTTGGTTGAACAGCTAAAGCAATAACCTGATAAACGATCATCGTCTTCTAAGTATACTGCAACTGCATCTGAGCTGTCACATTTAGCGCAGCTACTATGCCTTTGAAATTGACCACTTCCCATAACGTAC